GTTAATCTTCATGATCCTCCTCCATTAGAGCCAGCACCGTTCCCACCACCATTACTGCTGCTGCCGCCATTACCACCGTCCACACCGCTATTACCATTAGTTGTGTTTCCATTAGTTTTAGTCTCTCCTTCTTCTGAGTCGTTTTCTAATCTTCCTCTCGCACCAACATAATATCCACGAGGAATAGGTTTACACTTTTTATCCGTGAAACACCAATATTTACCAGAAGGACAAGTTTTAAACTTGGTTTCTTCCATGAATTGTGAATAATTCTTCATAGTTCGTTGCCTAGCACTCTCGTCTTGCATGTTGACATACTCCTTAGAAGCACCTGTCATAGTATCTATATCCTGAAGGGTTAGTTTCTCTACAGGAAAGATATTAGACAATCTATAATTCAACCCATAGGGTGTTTGATAGTCCTGAGTTAATGTATCATCATCAATAGGAAAAAGATACTTATCAAATTTAGCAACACCACCAGTAACATTGGTAGGTTGTTCTTTAAGAAAGTCTCTGAATTTCTTCATTGATTCTGTTGTTTGATTAGCTTTGCTAAGTCAGAAGTAGACCCAACAAACAATGCATTATTAGTTACATTGGTTGTTTTAGTCTTCTCTTCTTCAACATCCTTCAGTTTCTTCTGAAGATCCATTAACTTATCAGTTGCATCAGATACACTCTTAATCAACTGACCAGCAACTTCATATGCTCTTGGTTGCTCAGTTTCTTGAGCAAGTTCGAGAATACCATCAATTGCTTCTTGACCTTTTTCGATAATACTATAAAGATTACCTCTTGTATAGTCATAATCTTTTTCAACATCATTCTTAGTCAACCTGTCTGGTTTTTCTTTAACCACAGGTTTAGGTTCTTCAGGAACCACTTCAGGAGTGATATTAAATGCTTTATCTAATTGTTTCATTAGAATGTAGTCCCATCGAATCCGAAGTCGTCACCTTCTTCGATAAGAACGCTATCTGCCTCAGTAATAGACTTAATAGCATCCCCTCTCAAGTGACCAACTGCAGTTGTACTATCTTGTCCTCTTTCTATTATTATCTCATTACCATCCTTAGACTTAATCCATATCTCTTCACCACCAAGATCTGCATATAACTTACCACTTGATGGGATAGTTATCTGAGAAGAATCCTCAACAGTAATCTTCGTATCTGTTAGAGAAATGTCATTCGCAAGGTTTGCTATGATAGCAACATCACCTGTGTAGTTCTTAACTGCTCTTGGTTTGACAGAGTAAGTAACATCTCTCGCTGCTGTGCCTCTCTTCTCTCCAGATAGATATGTAACAGTAGACTTCTTGATGATATCCTTGGTAGCAGATGTAACAGGACCAAACATGTAAGTCTTAGCAGTAAATCTTAAAGTATAAAGAAGAACTCTTCTTGCAGTAAAGTCTCCTTCATAATCATCCTGCATTGTAATATTTTCTAATATAATCGGAACATCTCTTTTTTCGTTAATAGCACCAACCAAATTTACTGATACGTTATATGCTGGTTGAAAATAAGGTAATATTTGTTCTGTAATCTGTAATGCATCATCATTCAACTTACACATAATAGCAAGTTCAAATTGCATATTATATGGTACAGGCATAAAAACTTTAGTTGTTTCTTTACCATCAGTTGGATCTTTTACAGTATATCTTTGTGTCGTTGTAACCTTTCTTGCAGGATCATATGTAAGACCTGTAAACTCAAATGACATTCTAGGTAATGTCATTGCAGTTGCCTTATTAAGATCAGGTGATTGCTCTAATCTTGCCAAGAACTTTTGGGTAGGACCATATGCCAATGGCACTTTGATACTAGAATTTTCTTGCTTAACAGTTATACCGTTAAACAAAGTACCAAAGGAAATAATAGTCCTCCTCAGAATTTCGTTATAAAAATAGTCAAACATTGTTACAGTCCTGGTATATTATTTAGGGAATACCGAATGGATTGGTTTCTGAGAAGTCTAAAATCTTATCTGCTTCCGTTTCTATATCAAAATTATCTGCAAATTCATCACTATCTGGCATATCATCTGCTCTCCTTAATGCATGAGATGCACCTGATATTGCTCCAACAATCTTCTCTCCAATAGAGAATGTCCCACTAACTGAAGCAACTTCCAATTCGTTCTTAACAGTGTTCCAAGATCTTACTCTTCCAGTAGCACCACTAACAGCACCTGTTACCATTTCATTGAAGTTATAATCCCCAGTAGAATCTAATGATGGATCACCAATAGTAATATTTGGTGCTAATGTATATCCTGCTCCAGCATTGGTTATATTGATAGCAATTAGACTTCCTGCAGCATTTAGTACACCAACACCTGTAGCAGTGGTTCCTACCCCTACAGGAGCGTCAAAGGTGATTGTAGGTGCTGTAGTGAACCCTGAACCATTTGCAGTAAGGGTAACCACTCCAACAGTCCCATCCCCAATATATGCTGTTCCAGCAGCACCTGTACCGCTAGTGCTAGTGATAGCAATACCTGGAGCAACAGTATATCCAGCACCTGGATTAACTATATCTACTCTCTGTACAGATTTCTGATTAGCATTTACATTCAAGTTACATACTTGTATACCACCAATCATTATTGCAGTTAATATACCTGTTGTTCCTCCACTAGGTGCAGATGATAATCCAACAACAGGTGTGTCAAGATATCCACCTCCTCTACTAGATACTGTAATATATGTGATACCACCTGTAGGTACTACACCTGTATATGCAGATGCAGTTGCCCCTGTACCTACTAAGGAAAGGGTTTGTGTTACTCCAAGTATTGTGGAAATACCATCTTCTGATTCACCATCTGCTAGATCATCTCCAACTAATTCATTATCAATCTCCTCAACACCAGTTGCAATAATCTCATCCTCGTAACGGAAGAGTTCGCAACGTAATTCATAAACATAAGTATTCTGTAACTGATAGAATGGTTTCTCATGCTCTACAAATTTGATTTCAAATAATCTATCTCCCAATGGGAAGTAAATTAGATCTCCTTCTTTAGGTCTAGTGGTTAATTTTACATTCTCTTCCCCTTTCATCAATGGAGAGATATAAGTCTCAAATCTTTCCTTTGATATAATAAGAGTTACTTCATTCGTCTGCTGAATACCAAACTTAGATAGTAAAACTGGGTTATCTCCATATCCATCAAAGTTGTCAATATATGCTTCTATAGGATATGCGTCATCAAATTTAGAAGATACAACTTCCTTAATAACACTCTTTTCTCCCATATATTTTCTAGGAAGATAATGTATGTCAACACCATACATTCTCAACTGTTCGTTGATTATATCCTGTATCAGATTTTGTTCTGATTTAGCACCTTGTTGGAAGTATGGATTAAGCACTATATTAACCTACCATGTCTAATGGTGGCAATTCATATGTATTGGACATCTGTTCTCTGATGTTATCAAGCTCTTTCTGAGCATCATCATAGATTTGCCGTCCATTTAACTCTACCCCACCAGGTAATTTAACTCCTTGGAACTTAAGTAAATTTTGACCCCATTGACGTTTCACTAATTGAGTCAAGTATCTTTTTAAGAATGAATCATTCCAGACTCTTGTATAATCATTTGGATTTGCTGCTCTATAACAATCCATAACAATATAATCTCCTACCCCAACATTACTCCAATCAACATCCATATACAATCTATCCATTCTTTGATTAAATCTTATCTGTTTCTGCGTTGTTAATAAGAAATCAATGTCTGACAAATATGTCTTTGTCATTGCATAAGTTAATAATTCTGTTGCACCCCAATAGTAAATATCATTTAAAAACATCTGATACTTAATACTGAACATACCACTTGACATGGCATTTGTTCCATCATAATGGAATATCTTAGTAACACCAATAATTTCTGGTGGGACTTGTAAGTAATTACTATTCTCTTCCCAATCAAACTCCATTGCAGCACCGTCAATAGTTGCGGTTGCTGTAGTCGTTGTTATACCTGCTGTTGGATCATTAACTCCTCCTCTTGCCCTTCCTCTATCAACATCATTCTGCGTTAATTTATACTTTAAAAATGCTTGTGATACACCATCAAAATGCCTTTCCTGAAAATACTGAACAGCATCATCAACCAAGTCATTGACTTGTTCATCAGCAACGTTAATCTCCAATACAGGAGCACCAAGTTGCCTCTTGCAATAATCTATTAGTTGTTGTCTACTTGCTGGTTGTGCCATTTACACAGATGCTCCTTATATAATATTTAGGGTGTAGAAGAAATACCTGCATAAACCAGGATATTTCCATTGACTAACTTACTAATAGTACTCCCAGTTTTCACATTTACATCATAAACATGCCTACCTTCTGATAATGTTCTGGTATCTTCTTCAGACATTGAGATCTTTATTTTGCCTCCCAATGCACTGGTAACACCAACGGTGAATGTCCCAACAGCACCGAACGTTGCACCCACTGCGACGCTCTTTGCCATTTGAGAAGTTCCAGTATATCCAGTAAAATCAAAAGCAGTATTACTAGTATCAACAACAGTGAATGTTGTTTCAAAACTAGAACCAGTAGTGATTACTAGATTTGCTGCTGCAGGAACACCTGCGTCAGTATTAAAGGTTATATTCTTATTTGACATTGATAACTATCTCCTTTAATAGTGATTTAATTTCGTTAATTTCACTTTTTAAATCTGACAAATTCTTTTCAATAACATCAACTCTTTCATCTTTTTCAGCACCAACACTACGCCTAGCGATGTATTTGTCATACTCTAAAGTATTTGTGTTGATGATAGCATTGCTATTAGGATCTCTAGAGAGATCCGCATGTCCTTTTACTTTAAACATTATGCTAAAGCGATGACCCTTAGATTAGATAATCTAGGTGCATGAACCTGACTGGTAGATGTTAATACAAACTTAAGTCTGTATGATCTGAATGAAGGTAAGTTATCGATAGTAAACGAATAAGAACTGAACTCAGATTCATCTGGAGTAAAGTTATATTCATTCTGACTAGGAATTAAAACATCAGATCTACCATCACTCTTCTCTTTATCAATAATTTGACCTGAACCAGTTAGGTTGTTATAACCAGGGAAAGGTGTAAAGATAGGAGTGAATCCGTCTTTTTCACTAATAGCATAGAATGCTCTTATGTCAGAGAAGTTATTAAGATAACCATCAACAATAACTTTCAAGGAAGTAGCAGAATTAGTCATTGCAACTTCTTTAGAGATATATTTAAATGCAGATGGATCACTTCCTAAAGTATTTACTCTAGAGTCATTTGCAAAATCACTAATAGCATTATTGATTCTATTAGAAGTCGTAACTAAACTCATTCTTTGAGTATCAATAATTGGACTTACTCTACTATCAACAGTATTAAGAGTTAGTTTCATATTAACTGACTTGTTACCCTCGACTACATTGATCAATTTAGCATCTTCATTTATTTTAGATGCAATCAATCTAGGAGTATCTAAGTAATTTGCTTCATTCAATGTTACTGGTTCTACACCAAAGTTAACCCAAGGAGTCTCAGTACCATCAATACTCTGACCAGTAACTGTTCTAATTGTAGACTTAATAGCAGTTCCTTCAGGTGTCACGTTTTGAACCATTGGAGTAACAATCTCGAATGGTATGTTCTGTGTAGCGAATGATTCCCATCCACCAGCAGATTGATTTCTATCAATGTATAGAGCACGATAACCATTGTCATCACTTCTATCATCATTATCTACATTAAACTTCTCAGACATATCAAGTTTAATATGATATGAATCAAAAGTAATAGGATCTGATTTAGTTACATCAGATAAATTATGTGTCTTGTTAATTCTATGTAAATTAACTCCACCAAGTTCATACTTATAAATTTCTGTTCCTGTTGAATAGTCCTGCTTAACTACATTAGATCCTCTACTAATAAATCCACCTATTACATTACCAGTTACATTAGTATATTCAATAACTTCATCTCCAATTTTCGCATATCCTCTATTTGTAGTTCCAACTCCAACTCCTTCAAAGGTTGAGAATATAGTTCCATCTTCTACTGATATACCATCTGTAGAATCAACTGTATATGCTGCTGTTAATCTGCTTGGTTTAATATCAGACGTTACATTGCTGATACCTACCAAGTTATTTTGGAAGTACATTCCATGATTTCTATGATTAACTTTAACATGTAAACCATCTTCGGTAACATCAAGAGCATCGATTTGAACATCTCCACCATTGAAATCATTAAATCCTGTAGTAATTCCATTACTACGTGTAACCATAACGGTATTACCTGCACCAGTTACGAAATCTCCTTGAACACCATCAACAATTAACTGACTAGCAGCACCAATAGTAGTGATAGTTGCTCTAAAGTTTCTACCAGCTCCTTGTGTTCCTAGAGAACTAATACCAATTACATCACCTACCACATAACCATTTCCACCTAAAGCACCAGCACCATTTATTGTAACCGCAGTTACAGCACCAGAATTTACAGTAACAACTGCTTTAGCACCCTTACCTTGTCCAGTAATTGTTTCTAGTGAAACGTTACTGTAATTTAGAGCAGAACCACTAAGTGGTGTATATCCAATACCAGCATTTGTTATTTGTAACGCAGTAGCACTTCCTGCTGATCCAACATAGTTACCAGTTGCCTGAGATCCTTGTTGAGATATTGTATTTCCAAATTCAATAGTAGCATCTGCAGTAGTTGTGCCAAGACCAACTCTTATCTGTCTAGATTTGAGTGATAATGAATCTGGTTGTAATCTTGCAATTTGATCATTTCCTTTTGCAAGAGTAGGACTGTAAATATCAACTGATCCAGACTCTACGAAATCTGCTCTATAAAGAGTAAATTTAAGATCTTCCCACTGACTTGGTTCCCATGTAGAAGCATTTTGAGACTTAAACAGAGATCCTAGATAAGGTTGCTGTGAAACAAATGTTTTTGTAAGTAGATCTTCTTCACCAACTCTAGAAATAAATACGCTGTATTTTGTAGAGTTTGATAATAAACATGCTGCATACTCTACTCCACCTTCAAGATATAGTGGTGACTTGAATTGGAATGAAGTTGCAACAGATCCATCGTCAGATAAAACAACATCTTCTGGATTTAGAGATATCTCTGAGAAAGGAATAACCTTTTGTGTTGGATATCCATTGACTGTTGATCTAATTTGTAAGGTAACGGGAACACCCATATCATCCTTACTCTTAAAGAAGCAATCGAATCTGGTTAAGTAAATACCAGTTGCATCCTCAACTATGAAAGATTCTGCAAGAGGGTCACTATTACGTGCCCATGCAAGAGTCCTTTCTGATGTAACAACACTACCGACAGCACGAGAACTTGTTACTTGAGCAGCACCAATTGCTGTTCTACTTACTCTATCTTCTTGTTGTCTTCTATGTTCT